GCTAGTCCTATAGTTTGCGATGCGGTTGCTTCGCTTGATGCGTCGGCTAGAGCGACTGTTATGGTTGTTCCACTGCTCCCGGTTTGATAGCAAGGCGACCCTTTGGGAATTGATACGCCTGAATTGTTGCGGACATAAATTCTAATTTCTAGCGCACTATTGACGGTGATGCTGTCTAACTTTGCTTTGTCGGCGGCACTTTCAAGGCCAGCCAGCGACGCCGATGCAACTGGCACCTCAGCGTCTCCGCCAGTGTCGCTGGCAATCGTAAGGCCAGCAGCTGTCCGGTTTGTGATGCTGAGGTTCGTGGCACCACCGCCGCTGCCGCCCGGATCAAACGGCAAATCGTTGAATGCTGTGCCGGTGATCGTCTGATTGGGTGCAGTGCCCGAGACGACTCCATCGCCGGTTTTGGTGCGACCCGTGGCGCGGCCTGTTGCGGCGTCCTTCTCGTTCCACTTCTCGCCCTCAAGCAGTACCGGATTACTGGCCGTGACTGCCGCCAAGGTGCTAAATAGCTGGCGAACTCTATAAGCTTGCGTTTGGTAAGTGGTCATAAGAAGTCGCCGTCCAGGATCAACACGGGAACATCATCAGCCGCCACTTTGATCAACGGCACCCGGCAGAACGCGCCATCGTCGAAGCGCTGAGGTTGGGTTTCGACCTTGTACGACTGGCCGTCCACCGTGATGGCATCGCCATAGCCCAGGCTACCGAAGGTGGCCGTGGGCACGGTCAACAGATAGTCGATGATTGTGATCTCGCCGCCGAGGATCAGCTCGCTGTTTTGAGCCAGAAAGCCTTGCCCGGAAACAGCGCCAGCCACGACGCTGACGCTGCCCAGGCGGTCAAAGGCCACCCGATTGGCTGCTGCCGAAAGGGTGGCCCAGCCCATCAGAAGGAGCCGTTGAGGCGGACGTTGGCGGTTGCGTCGCCGTCGGCGCAGGTGGCGGTGAAGACGCCGATCAGCGTGTTGCTGGTGGAAACGGCGGTGACCAGCTTGGTGCTGGTGATGAAGTATGCCTTGGCGCCTTGCGAGCCGCCGGAGCTGGCAGCGGTGGACTTGGCGAGGGTGTAGACGCCTTCCAGCTGGAAGGCGCCTTCGTCACCGCTGGCCAGGTCAGTGGAAGCGACGCCAAAGATGGAGCCAACGATCGCGCCGCCGCCGCTGGAGACGGCGTAAGGGGCGATGAGATTGAGGGATTCTCCCTCCTGGATGTAGTTCTTCACGGGGTTACCTCAGGGGTTGGATAGAAATGGGCCGGGATCACCGGCCCAGGATCATCCGGCTCAAGCGCCGGTGGAGCGGTAGAAGCCGCGGTGATCGGCCAGGGCGCAATAGAAGTCGTGGCGCACCAGCATCTCCACCCCATCGGGGTTGCGCTTTTCGGTGGTGGTGATCGTCGGGCCACCCTCGCCGGCCAGGTAGCCGAACTGGAGCATGTCGATCCGGTTGGGATTGGCAGCCAGGTAGTAGTAGGCCGTCGAGTCCGCAGAAAGGCGAGCCTCAACAATCAGCTCCATTCCACCAGCAAAGGGGTTAACGCCGGCCAAGGTGGACGGCGCGTAGCCAGTTGGGTACAGGAACTGAAGGGCGGCGGTGCGCAACTCGGGGGGGACGATCAGGTACGAGGCCTCAACGTTCAGGCTGTTGCCGGCGGGATCGGTCTGCTTGCGCATCTTCGTCACGCCAGCATCAATGCCGGTGATGCCGATGACGCCGGTGCCGGTGTTGTTGTGATCAGCGTGGAAGAGTGGCTTGTTATCAAGGGTGACGGTGGCACCGCTCGCGCCGCTGGTCAGCTGCTCCCACACCAGGTTGGATTCCAGGAGGGCACAGCCGGCGCCCATCTTTGCGGGCAGGCGATCCAGCGCAGACAGATCATCGTTAATCAGTGCCTGCCTGCTGATCATCAGGCCCTTGCCGTAGGTACTGAGCTGATAGGTGGTCTTCCCATCGCTCATGGTGCCAAACTTGTATTCGCCATCCTCGAGCACCTTTTCGGGCACGATGCTGGCGTTCAGCTGCACCAGATAGTTCGGCTTGAAGTCGGTGTTGTCCGATTGAATGGCCAGCGGGCGCCAGGTCTGCACCTCTTCTTCGTAGCCACGGGCAAGGGTCTTGTTTGCCGTGTTGAGGAGAACGTTGGCCAGGTCGGAGGTTGTGTGGAATGCACGCTCGATGACCTCGCTGACGCTCATCAGGCGAACCTCAGAGCGGCTGAAGCCGCGCATGGTCTCCAGATACTCGGCGGCCATCTCGCGGATGCTCATCCGCTGGTACTGGCGGCCCAGGTCGGTGGGCTCCTTGACGGCGCGGCAGCGGGCGTCAATGCCCTCCTGGAAGCCACGCAGCAGGGTGTCGCCTGCGTCGCGGGTCACCTCAACACGGGCAGGGTGGCCAGCGGTTGCGGGAGATTTGGCTTCGACCGCAACGCGAACGGCGCGGACCACCTCAACCATCACGCTGGGGAGATCCTTCCCAGCGGTCGAGCGGATCAGATCCTTCACGGTGGCCTCGGGGAGGTCGGCGGCGCCAGCGGCGCGGCGGATGTGAAGCTCACGGTCCACGTCATCAGGTCCAGACTCGGGAGCCTGAGCAACGACGGGCGAAGGGGTTGGTTCAATCACGGCAGCAGCCTCGGGGGTAGCGGTAGCAGCCGGGTCGCCCCCGGCCAGTTCAGTTGCAGTGGACATCAGGGGTTCCGTAGGGGGTTGCTCTGTTGCATCCACCGAGCGCATGACGCTCGCCGGATCCTGGCCAGCGATGACCAGCGAAACCGCTACCGGCTCCCAATCAATGGCCCGATCGAGCGGCTGCATTTCGCTGGCCCGCTGCCAGCCGTAGATCCGCGCGTCAACAGAAAACCGCGCGGACCCGTTCCTGAGGCGTGGGATAGCAATAGCCATCGCATCCTCGGGACCGTCAACTTGAACCGTGCCAATCAGGGCGTTGGAGCCATCATCGGCGCGGCCCAGGTCCATTGATGTAATCGCTCCCCAGCACGATGCTGAAGATCGCTGGTGATCGATGTCGGTCGGCAGCGGGCGCATGGGCCAGCGGATTGCTGACCTCTCATGCACCAGCTGCACACCATCGCCCACGTCTGCATCGGTTGAAATGATCACCGTTGCAGTTCTGCTCTCTTCATCCCATGAGGATGGAGAGACCAGCGCCATCCGCTGACAGGCCCGATTGCCTGTCTCCAGTGGTGCAGCCGTGGCGGGGATGGAGTCTGGCATGGCTTTATGCTACCGAGCCCGAACTGATGCCCGGCTCTGGTATCCCTGACCCCGCCGGCCTGGCCTGCGTCACGCCGGTATCCGAGACGAGCTTGGCATCAACAGATAGGGCCAGGCCTTTGCTGCGGGCGTTGGCCAGATCCTGCGCCAGTTCTTCCAGGACCTGGGCAGGCACGTATCCCAGTGAGCGTTGCACCTCAGACAGACTAGTCAAGCCGCCGCGGATCGCCGCCACCAGCGCCGGGATCTCCTCGGACGGGTTGATCATCTCCCTGCGGGGAGGTGTCCAGAGCATCCGGCTGTTGACTCTGTTGGCCATGCCGGCCTGAATCACGGCAGTGGCAAACCACTGCGAAACGGGATCAAGGAATTGCGGGATGGCAATGTTCCAGCGCCAGTGGCCCACGTTCCGATGAAACTCCAACCAGCCCATCCGGCCGCTGGAGAAGTTGACCTCAGACAGGATTCCGGTCAGCGCTTCAAACGTGATCCCATAACCGGCCGCCACTGAATGCAGGTGGTGGCGCTGCATTTCGATGAAGTTGCCTGCCGTAGGTGGGCTGCTGAACTGCACCGACTTGCCCGGGGGCAGCACTTCAATCGCGCCAGGCTCCAGCTTCTCAAACAGGGTTGGAATTGAGGCGTCTGGGCTGGCCGCGTCAGGCAGCACCGATTCAGGGTCGGAATCAGTGACAAACGCCGTGAAGCAACACGCCAGCTTGTCGAGCATCATGCGGGCCTGAGCGTGGTCTCCGATGTCCCGCAGAGTCAGCAGCGACGATGCCCCCCATGGGACGCCGGTTGCCTGCCCTGGCCGGCGCACGTCGTAGACGTGGCAAATTTGCGACGCTTCAACCAGATCAGAGCCAAGCCTTGATTGCCGCCAGTCGCTTTCGCCAGGGTGATTCTTCCTAATGTGGTAGCCGGTCAGCCGGCCCTCGTCGTCGTACTCCTTGCCAAAGACAATCAACGACCCGTTGTCTTTCGACATATCAAGCCAGTCTGGCTCCAGCACCTGCAGCGTCAGGGGCGGCAAGCCCTGAAGCAGCAGCCGCTCATCAACCCGCCGCCGAATCAGGCAACTACCGCGAACCGCAATGGTGCGGGCAACCAACGCCTGCAGGCCATAGAAGTTGAGTTTGCCGTAGAAGTCACAAGCTGTTGAGTCAGCCCAATCATTCCACAGCAAGGAATATCTTTTGTTTTTATTGACTGGCTCCCCTACAATCCCTTCACCAATCCAGTTATTTACAACCACTTTGATGGCCTTGTCCGCCCAGGCGTCAGAGTCCACCTGGTCTTGATGCCTTGAGACAATCCGCTGCAGCACTTGCCGCAGATCGGCATTAGGCCCCCTGCTGCGTTCGTGCCACCCGTCGGTTCGGCGAGACTGCTTGCCTGCTTCGTAGGCGCGCAGGTTGGCCTTGTATAGCTCGGACTGGGCCACCTTTAGATCGTTCTCAAGCGTTGCCCGGCTGCGCTTTCCCATGGCTTACGCTCTCTGAAAGGTCTGGTAGATGCGCCGCACCGGCTTGGATTGGCTCGTCGTTTCCACCTCTGCGGCCATCTTCCTTTCGGTCTCCAGCATCTCCGCCAGGCTTCTGTAGGTCAGCTCTCGTCCGTCTGAAAACCTCACCTTCAGCACGCCTTCGGCGATTGCCGCGCGTAGGTCCGCGAGTTGCTGTGCTGAGTAGCTCATAAGATCAGGCTAGTCACCAGAAACTGCTTGCCCGATGCTTGGCGCGTTGCTGGGCCTTGGCAGCCTGAGCCTGCGACAACGGAGCGGATCGGCCCAGCTGCGCCTCCAGCTGATCCCACATCGTGGCGCGGTTGTAGCGGCGAGCGACCAGCTGCAGGGCGGCGTAGGCCATCCGCGTGCAATCGCCGGCTTCGTCGCGGGAGCCAGGGGGTAAGTCCCACTTGTATTCTCTGCGCTCCTTGGTCTTGGGGATCCACTTCCACGGGAACAGCTCGCGCAGGAAGTCATCGGTTGAGGCGGTGCCGAAGTGCAGGTAGCTGGGGCCCGGCTGCTCCACCCTGAGCTGCTTTTTCAGCTGGTTGACGCTGTTGGTGTATCCCACCGTGTAGACCTTGGCTCCCTTGACGACCGTCTGGTTCTTTCGGTTCACCTCCACCGGCTTGCCTTTCTGGATGATCGGCAGATCCTTGAGGCCCGATCCCTTCATGGCCACCCATCGATCGGTGCGAGTTCGGCAGTAGTCGGCCACTGCCTTACTTGAAAGGCCGCCGTGGTCAATGCCGCCCAGGGCGATGCGCATTTTCCCGCCATCCTGCCGGGCCCACGTGGTCTGGCTCAGTTGGTCCAACTGCTCCCACACCTCGGCTTGCTGAGGATCGCCATCGATCTCGAAGTGGGCAATGTGCCAACCCTCCTCGCCGCGGCCCCAGCCCCAGATCGTCAGCACCAGCCGCTCGCCTACGGTGCCGCCGCCGCCCTGCACGTCCACGCCCGCAGTGAGCACCAGCACGCCGGTAGGGATTGACCATGTTTCGCCGTTCCATGGGTAGCCGTTGCCGAACCCCTCATTTTTCCGGCGCTCAGCCAGCCCTTCCCCGGTGAGCTTGCTGGTGATGGAGTCTTCCCATGGCACCCCTAGGTCGGTGTTGTGGAAGGTCTGCATCGGGTCCGTATTGCCCATCTTCATCTGCTCCAGGGCCGTGCGGTGACGGCTCACCAGCTCTGGCCACATCGCCGCCCGGTGGTAACTCATGCCGGGCCCCACCTGCTGGGATCGCCAAACCGGCACGCCATTGCGCAGCACCTGCTTGCTGCGGTCCAGGCCCAGTGGGCACGCCCAGCCGGCATCCTCGTCCATCTCTCGCAGGTGGCTGTAGTCGATCGGCTCTTCGCAGTTCTCGCAACTGATCCGGCCTTCGTCGGGGCCTTCCTTGATGAACCGCTCCCACTTCAGCTGCTGGTAATGCCGGCAGTGCGGGCAGGGGTAATACCTGTACTGCTGATCGCCTTTCTTAAAGGCCTGCTCCATGTAGTCGTTGGGATAAATCGGGGTGCCGCCGATCGTGAAGAACGGGTCCCAGATGTTGCCCGCCCGCTGGAACAGGTTGCCGATCGTGTCGCCCTCGGGGCTGTCGTAGGTGGCCGGCTCTTCAAACAGGATCGGGCTTCGCTCCACCCGCCGGCCGGATCGCGGAGTGGCGGCGCTCACCAGGTGGATCAGGGCACCATTAACCAGCTGCTTGAAGTTGTAGGCGTTCTTTGGCGCCCCCTTGACCTTCCTGTTGCTGAGCATCCCCTTCAGCCGTGGGATGCCATGGTTGTCATCAAACATCGAATCGATGTCTTCGTGGCTGTAGGTGTCAACCTCAGAATCCGTAGGCTGCACCAGCATCATTTTGGACGGGCGCCAGTCGGTGAAGAACGCAATCACGGCCTTCACGTACTCAGACCAACCGACCCGCGACGGCTTCTGGCACACCATGCACTCCACCTCGGGGTCAGTGGGCGCCAGGAACCAATCCCGCTGGTATGGCCTGGTGTACCACCGCTGCCGCCCGTCCGTGGCGCTGGTGATGTAGTAGTGCTGGTCCGAGTATTCCAGCATCGTCATCGGCGGCCTAGGCTTGACCTTTGCCGCCAATTGCTGGGCCATTCTGCGCACGCTGCGATCAATCATTCCGGCAGCTCTTCAAATCCGTGGGAAGCCACCGCCTCAAACACGTCAGCGATCATGCGCTCGATTTTCTCCAGCTCCTTATGCGTCAGGTGGGGGATGGCGGCCTTGATCTGCTTGTGCAGCGACCCGGCCCTTGTCGTCAGCTGCAGCAGGACGGCGTTATAGGCTATCTCCATGTCTTCAATGTAGGCGAGTTGGCCGGCCTTTACCTTTCTGTCCATCTCAGCGATTAGCCGTTTCTCTCTTTCGTGAAGGGCACGCTCGTCGTTGAAGTTCGGCACCTCGCCGGGCGGCGGTAGCTCAACTGGCTCGACCAGCTGGCGCCGGGGTGGCGGCTTGCTTGCCGGGGCTGTGGGTGCGTCTCGTCGCGCGGTCGGCTGCTGCGCTTCGCTCTGGTTCTGCCCCACCCGCGCCAGGTACTCACTCACCAGCAGATCGCCATCCACCCGCAGCGGCTTGGACTGCAGGATGCAAGAGCTCCCTTGGAGCGCCCCGCGATCGCAGAGCGCGTCCAGGTTTTGCCGGCTGCATGTGCGCCCGGTCTGGGCCTCAATCAGCTCAGCGCCCTGTCTGCTGTTGAGTGGGCTTGCCATTGCAACAAGCCTAGCCAACGGTTGCAATGGGCTGCAGGTCGGTTGCAACCTTATTGCAAACCGTTATCAACAGCGCGATCGCGGTTTGAATACACCCTCAAACCCGTTGGGCCCGGAAGGACCCAACAATCGGGGGCGTTACCGCCGGAGCCGCTGAAACTCCAGTTCCTTCGCGAGCGCGCGCTCAAACTGAATCGGAAAGGCGCGGGCGAACTCGCGCTCAGCGACAACGCGGATCGGGAAGCGGCGCTCGTAGTTGGGCTGGTCAACCACAAACAACGCACGCACGAAGCCACGGCGATAGCCCACGGTCTGGGGCCTGCCCGGGTTGCCCGAACCCTTGCCTGTTCCGCCCCTGGGCCCACGACCTGCACGCATGGCCACGGCCATGGGTTTAGCCCCAAGCTGCCAGCGTGATGGCGTGCGGCCCACGCCGCGCAGCATGAAGTAGTCGGCCTCACGCCTGCCCTTGCCGCTGCGGCCACGTGAGCCAACGTCCTGGGGTGCGTTGCCAATGCCACCCGAAAGCGCACGCATTCTGCTAAGAATGCGTTGATACTCTGCGCCTGGCAAGTTGCCTTGAGCGTTAAGCTTTACACCTCCAGTTTGGGTGGATGATGTACTAGGTGGCGTAATAAACTGATCGTAGCCAATCAATCCAGCGCGGCGCAACTGGATCTCTGAACCCTTGGCCCTGCGGTCTCCGCCCTTGGCGTTGAGGCCCATGTAACGCCCTGCCGGGATGCCTCCCGCCTTGCGCGTGAACTCGGAATCAGTAAAGTTACCTTCGCCGTACTGGAAGCCAACCATGGCCTGCAGGTTGTTGCGGGTGGCGTACCGCACGATCAGGCCGCGGCGAGTCCAGGCAGTCGGGCCGCCTTGGATCATTGGCAGGATCTCGCGCTGCAAAGCGACCCGCGTGATCTTGGCTGCGTTGGACATGGCTCGGGCCGCAATCCATTCGTACTGGTTGATCACCTGAGCCACGGTTACCGACATGCGGTTGATTTCACTGGTGTCAGCCGTGAACGTGATCCCCGCCATAGCCATCCTCTGCCGTGATGTCCCCAGTCTGCCGATGTCTCAGGGCTGCGTGCATCGGACATATCGAGCCCACTGCTTCAGGGTCAGCACGACCCGCCAGGTGCCGCCCCGGAATCGCACCAGCGTGGCTGCGTGGGCGGCTTGGGCATTGATGCGCTGATGCTCGGCTTCCTTCGGCTTCACCCTGGTCGCTGCGGCTGTATCGGCCCAGCTGGCCACCTGCACCACATGACCAGGCACGCCGTCGAGGTCGCCGGTGTCATCAATGCGGCCAGCGCCCAGCTTGCGCCGCACCGGCACCCCCAGCAGGGCGGTGAGCAGCGCAGCCGCCTCGAGCTCGGCTTTGTCTCCTTTGGCCTTCTGGGGGTTGGTCATGGGATCAGGCTGCCAAGGCTGAGGTGAACAGGGTTGGCTGTTCGCTGCCAATGCACGCAGGCGATAACCACAACCGCTCCCGGCGTCCGTTCAAGCCGTTGGTGTTGTAGCCCGCCCCCCTCCCCGCCTTGCCCTTGGTGACGGTCCACCCGTGAGCCAGCAGGGCATCGTGCTCGGTGTCATAGCCGCAGAGGATCACCCGCAATTCACGCGGCGCCGTGGCGCACCATTCGCCCACGGCCAGACCCACATCGGCATC